CCCTGTTCGCTTGTAACTAAATATAGATTTCTCCTGTCGTTACTTCTATCTGTTTCGTCTGCTAAACCGCTTAATAAAGCAAAACTAGAACTAAAACCTTGAGGCGTAATTTTCATTCCTAAGTGTTTTTCATTATGGAAAGAGCCAATTAAATAATCGATATTTAAATTTGTTATAGGGCTAGAATTAACGGGCCTATCAACGGGGCTAGATTCTCCAACTACAGAAACTTCAGACCTACCATAAGCGAATTCGTAAGAGATAGACTGGACTTTATCTAGATTAGTAACGATAGGGGCAGAATATGTTTGACCGGATTCTAAAGCGTGTCCAACATACAGAAGCTCATTCTGGTGAATGATTCGGTTTCGCAACATAATTACTTTTTACTAACATATAATATACCCGCTAAATATTCATCAACCTGATGGTCAGCAGCAAGCTTTTGAACCTCTTTGACCTTATCTAAATTTTTATCTACGGGCTTATTTAAATAGCTCTTAGCTTTTCTTATCCAAGACTTAGGCTCTTCGTTCACTATGATTATGTCTGCTATTTGAGAAGCTATATTTAATTGCTCTCGAGACAATTCTTTAAGCTCGTGTTTTTTCTTAAGCTCTGTCTCAATTTTATTATTTAATTTTTGGGCTAAAATCATGTTATCTTTAACCTTCTCAAGAGAAAAAATTTCCTTTCCCACTCCTTCACCTATCGGTTTGATAGTTTTTGTGTTTTGAGGGCTGGTCGTCCCGTTGGGTCTACCACTGCCTGTTTGACTAGAGCCTTCTTCAGCGTCTTGATTTGGTGCTATAGGCGCGAACAAGCCTTCCTCTTTGTAGTCTACATATTCTTTTTGAGACTCAAGAGATTCTTCTTTAGTCGGTAATCTACCGCTCTGCAAAGCCTCTAAACCTTCTTCTGGTGTTAAAATACCTAACTCAATTAAACGACTATAGATTCTATTGTTGTTATAAGGGTCTTTCAATTTAATGTCTTCAAAAATTGGAGTAGGATAATTTCTTAAGCCTAATTTTTTAGCTATAGATTTAATTTCAGGCATTAAGAAGTCGTTAATAAAAGTTTCTCTCGCTTGGGTTAGTCTAGCTATAAACACATCGATTCTTGCGCTTTGGTTAGCGAATTTTTCTCCCCCTACTAAAACATTATTTAAACCCATTTGTATATCTCTATCTACCACTTCATATTTTTTAGGGTCTAGTAAGTCTGCAATCTTAGGGATAACGAATTCTGCTTTTGTCGTATAATCTGCAATCAGAACCCGGCCTATTGATTCATTTTCGAAAAGGCTCTGCATGGCCGCTAAATTCTTTTGGTTCACTCCTCCTTTGTCGGGCTCGGTACCCATGGTGACAAGTAAAATCATTTGTTGCATAGTCCGAGTCAGAGCCATGTCCATTTTTTTTAATTCAGCTTTCCAGTTTATGTCTTCTAAAACTGGGTAACCCATCGGAACTCCGAAAGGCTCATAATCTTGCTTCTTATAAAAAACTGCTGAAACTTTATTCGGGTCCAAAGGTAAGGTTAGAATAGAGTTGGATTGCTTGGACTGATTATTTAATTGCTCTTTAGTTTCTTTAGGAAGACTTTCTAAAACCTCGTAGTCTTCTTCTGTCTGAGGGTTCTTTAACCTCATCATTTCATAAGAGTTTAATACTTTATAAAATTTTCCAGTAGCGAAAGAGATATTACCGCTTACTTGTATATCTGCGGGATTCAACAAGGTATACCTAACAGGAATTGAAATTTTGCCTAGAGTGTTAGCGTAAGTCTGAGTCAGTCTTTTCGCATCCGCTTTAGTAATATCTTTTTCGAACTTATATAAAAAAACGTTCCCTGACCTATAATACTCTCTGAAAAATCGATCAAGTAGACTTTTCAAATTAACTTTCTTGAAAAAAGCGTTAAAAAATTCCCTAGACTTCTTACTTCCACCCGTAAGATAAACTTCGCTTACAGAAAGCTCTGTCATAAGATCGATAGTGTTTCTAAATACAGCAAAATTATAATAAGCTTTTTGGCATAAGATGACTGTATCTCTTACGTCTAAATTTGTTGCTGATTTTCCATACGGGCCCAGAGAATAGTTAAAGGGAACCATTCCTTCGTCAATGTTCCTAAACCGGTCCGTTCGGACTATAGAGCCAGATTTGTTTCTTCTTACCCCAGTGTCTTGCCTAGCAGAAGCAGAGGATGTCATCAAGGGGGTACTTTCGTTTGAGGTCTTTTTCCTCCTAGAAGCCTTTTTTTCTATAGAAGGTTTCCCTTGTTTCGCGTTCGTAGTTTGGGTCTTTTTAGCTGGCATAACTTAGATAATATTACACTGACGAATAAAAAAAAACTAAAATTTAAAAAAATGAGCTAAAATAACCTTAAATGAGAATTTATATCATCCTCGGGACGAAAGTAGCGTCTTGGTCTTCTAAATTTATTTCCATCATATCATAATAAGACTTTAAAGCCCAATTTGCAAGCATTAATGTGGTATAATTATCTTTTCTAGCTCTTGAGGCAGAAGTGCTACGCTTCAGATGATGAGGTAAATCGAAAGTTTGCGTACCTCTTGCGGTAGTTTTAACCTCTACGAGAGCACATTGCCTTTTTGTCTGATAGATTAAGTCGTCTTGAGTTTCTATAAATGTGCCCACGTTCTCTTCCGAAACTAGCCTAACGTCCACCTTTTGTTTTGTCGCTCCTGTAAAGACGTCGCCATGAGCAGAGGTTTTGGAAGCGAACCATATTTTTTTATGGTCTATACACGCTTGTAAGTGTTCGTTGGCTTTTCGAATAAACTCAGAAGTGAATACCTGTTTAAAGCATATGGCTCCATTTTGTTTATTGTAAGCCCTTCTAGCTCTTTTTAATTCCATAGCATAATTATCGCCATCTTTTTCACTATTAAAGTCGAAGAATTTAAGGTCTATGTTGTCTTTTAAAAATAACTCAGATTCGTTAGCGGAGTCGATAAATTGATAACCGGCATTATCAATACAAATCATTTCTATATCGAAGTTTTTAATAACATAATAAAGATATCTTATATGATCTTTTAAGTCTCCACCAGCTACGGCATAACTGTGTACCAAGGTTCCGTCTTTTCTTTCATCATCAAGTTCTAGAATAGACATCGCAAAATAATCAGAACTGGGACTATTAGAAAAAGATGGATCAATTCCTAATATATATTTTTTATCTCGTTTACCTTTAAGTAAAGTGGTTGGCTTATCTCCGTCAGGGACCGTGCACTCAAACATTTTTTTAGCACTAAAGTAAGAATCGCTGCCATCTGTGAACTGAGCACAATATTCTCGTTGAAAACTTGAATGACTTTGTCCTCCGTTTTGAGCTTCTTCGATAATGGTTGTGTCTATCATCTCTTCCGGTAAAGCTTCGTATCCCATTTGAGATATAAAATAGCTCGCATCCAACTCTTCTTTAGAGTAAATTTTTTCCACCCACTCTTTGTAGGTTTTATATAAATTTTCGAAGGTGTAACTAGCGGAAGACAGAGCTATCATTTTAGAATCGTTCTCGAACACCATTCGGTCTTCTTCTTTCATCGCTCCTTCTTTAATTAGTCTGTCTTCTATTTCTCTGATTTCAATTCTTTCCTTCATGTTCTGTGGAGCTACCAAGAATGGCATAAGAACAGTTTTGACTATGTCTTCACTAAGAAGTAAGAACTCGTCTAAAAGCAAAACGTTTGCACGAAAACCACGAATTTTTTCTCCGCTTAACGGAATTGCTGTTATCGTTCCTCCATTAATTTGCCATTCATATTGGTCGTTTCTTTTAGAGGGTTGTATATGAAACGCTTGCCGTAACAATTCAGCGCCTTTCGAATCTACCATCTTTTCTAAATTGGTAAATATGTTCCTAGCTGTCCTAAAGGTTGGTCCAGCGATCATTATTTTCGTTCCCGGCTCAAAAATACATTGCAAAAAACAGTAAACAGCAGCTATAAAAGATTTGCCACAACCACGGCCCCAGACACACATGCTAAAGTTCCTATTAAATAATCCTTTAAGAGTAACCTCTTGATAGGGCGCTAATTTAATTCCTGATAAAAGCTCCGTGGTAAAACCTATGTTAGCTTTTAGAAACTTTACAAGAGTAATCTTGGCCTCTTTTTCTCCTAGATCACCTTTCAACTTAAGAAGCTCTTGATTTACATCAAGTATATCTTTTTTGTATTTTTCTGGAGCGTACCACATTATAACTTCTTAGTATCGTATGCTAGTTGGAGATCGATCTTTTCATGAACGCACCCGCTAGTAAATATTTTTTCTATAACCCTCGAGGACTCTACCCGGCCTTTAACAAATAAAAATTGGATATGCGGATAAGTCTGAGTAAGACTTCTGACTCTATTAAAAATAAATTCAGGAGTAGCTTTAATTTTTTTAGATATATGCCTTAAGAATGGGAAGCTTAACGAGTTCGTTAAGGTGTCTTCTACTAGGACAACTAAATAAGCGTCCGCTTCCTTGGCTCTTTCTATTTCATTTATAAAACGTTCGTAGCCGCCACTTATCGTGCCTATGAAATCCGACAAGTTTTTTCTTTCTATATAACAGTTACAGGTCGCCTCCTTGTTACTAAAAGCGTAATCTCCAAACTTTAGAGTTTTGATTTCTATTTGACGATTTTTAAATTTTAAAGGTCTTTGCTCTCTCGTATCTACGTAGATTTTGTATTTAGCGTCTTTCCATTTTGAGCCTTCGACTATTTCTCCCGGAGATACAAATTTAGTCTTTAGGCCTAAACCCTCACAGAACTGGTTGTAAGATCCGAATAGCTTATCATGATACTGAATAGGGGGACTTAAAATAGTTCTTAGCTCTACTTGAGTTGGAGCGTACTCTATGCCCTTTTTTTCTATTCTTTTTTTCATTAGAGAAGCGCAATATTCTTTAGCTTCATTTTCTGGCTTATCTTTCATCCACATGCGTAGATTAGTCCTAGAGTTAAAATCAGTATTTAAGTATTGAGTTTTATTTTTAAATTTTATTATTTTTTTATCGTATAGATCGTAACGGGGGTAGTATTGTTGATAATATTCTATCATCGTCAACTTATGAGCTTTTAAGTGAGCATGAAGTTGGCGTTCTGTTTCGAATTCTTTATTACAGACTTTACAGATCATTATAACTAATTTAAGGCTTCGTCATCTGTTATGCCCATGATTCTAGCCCTTACCTCGTCCATCCCGGAAAGCTTATCTATTTCACTCTTTAAGGTCTTCTTGCGAAGCTCAGTCAGCTCAATAAGTTGCTTCCTGCTCTCTTCCTCTTTCCACATCTCCACTAGATTTAGTATGCTAGCATTTTCATGTAGTTGTTTCTTGAGTTTGTCACTTCTTTTTTCTTTTAGACTCTCTAAAAGTTTATGCTGTCTGTTAACACATTGGTTATACTCTGTTTGAGCCGTACTAATAGCTTCCACTAAAGACATGGAAATTCTTCGGCCTTCTGTGTCGTTTGCCACCCCATCCATTAGCATCTGCAAGTGTTCTACTCGGTGTTGGATGTTTGAAGCTATAACTACCTCTGTAGATAACACTATGTATTGATCTACTTCTTCTTCTGTCAGATCGTTTTTATCAAATGCATATCTGACAAAACTACTTTCAAATAAATCTCTTTCTGTTGTAGTATTATAACTGTTAATTTGATGCGTAAATCTATAAGTATGCAGGAAACCTATTAGGGCTTGGATGTCTTTCTTTTGCTTGATGTTAAGTTTCGTTTTATTAATGCCATTATGCATATATTTATTAATTCTTGCCAAGGACTGATCAAAAGTTTTTGGGGGCTTGTATTGGTCTATAGAGGCTTCATCAGTATTTTCATAAGGCTGCACTTGTTCTTCGTGAGAACGTACGACCTCAAGGACCGCTCGAGTTTCTTGGTTTAGATTGGTCAAAGTCTCATCTTTAAATATCACCCGAGCCATCTCCATCGATTTCATCATCCCCATGTTATTAATAATAAACTCTACGTCTTCATCCGTTAGATTGACCCTTTTTTTAGGTTGATAGTTTTGGGCTCCTTGGGCTTTAATTTGCCTTGAAGCTAAAAATTGTTTTACCGCTCGACCTTCTTTACTTCGGCCATCTTTATCTTCAAACCCCGCTGCCTTGATAAGCTCTAAAAGTGATGGGGGGTCGTTAGGCTTTGAGTTCCATTCGCTCAAAACCTTTTCTTTTTGTTCTTCTGATAAGAAAATTTCTTCCATAATTAAAATATATCTATTTCGTCATTCAATAAGCATTTTTTAACTTTAGCTATTATAGATTTTTTTAAATTTTTTATTTGTTTGTAGCCGGGGCTTCTATTTTTTTCCGTAGTTTTATATCCCATTTTTTTGGCTGCTTGTTCTTCTGACATGTGGTCTATATATAAATATTTATAAACTAACCATTCATTAACTTTCAACATTTTTTGCATTCTGTCATGTAGCTTTTGAGACGCTACGTCCATATCTAAAGAGGCTTGGTTCTGTACAGAAAATACTTCTTGAGAGTGGTTTTCTAAAGCTATGGGTAGTTTAGTATCATATGCGCTTTTTTTGTTTTTATACCAATTTTTAAACAAGGGACAATCAGCGCACTGTTTACCATATATGACGCATAAATCTTCTCCTTCTGCCGCAGCGCATTTGACGCAAGGCCTTACGTAGTTACCATAATGATTTCTTATTAAGTTTTTTATTTGGTTGGATATTATTCTATTAATCCAAGGGACTAGTTTTTTTGTTTGGTCAAACAGGTGCCATTTTTTAAATATATGGATTCTTAAAATTTGGGATACGTCATCAAAATCCATCCAAGCTAAGGCGGTTAAATTCCATTTATTTTTTCTCTTGCAAATCTCTACATCGATTTCTTGGATGCAGTCTTCGAACTTCAACTTCTTTACGCGCTTTTTTGGAGTAGACACGCGTTTTTTTTTCGCTATCTTTTTATTAGCTGCTCTTTTTTTTGGTGGATTTTTTTGAACTTTTGCATTCTTGCGAGGCATATTTATTCGTTCGCTTCTTTATGAGGATTTCCACCTGCTTCCTTTTTGAAGTCTTCCCAGACTTTTTCCTTATTTATTTTTTTAGGCCTGCCTCTTCCCCTTTTCTTTTGCTCGCTATCGTTGGGGGCTCCTCCAGATGTTCCCATTAGATCGGACAGTTTATTAGAGCGTTTTGGTTTTTCGTCTAATTCGAATTCTAGCTCGAAATCGCTATCGACATTTAAACCTAAAGCCTCTTCATCCTCTTCATTTTCTTCATTAATTTGAGCATTTTGTTGAGAGGATGATACCCCAGTAAAAGAGTATCCACACTTTGGGCAAAAGTTGGGTTTTTGTTGAGCTAGGTGCTCTACCTTACAACCACAATTTGTACAATAAGTCTTCATTTATCTTATAATATTAAAAAAAAATTTAAAATCTAATATAAATTAGACGGTATTCTTATAGAGTGTAAATTTAGATATGCGCAGACGGACTAAGGCGAGAAATGGCAATTTCGTGTTTAGGAACTGTAAAGGGGTGGAATACGAGGTTGTTTTTAGAAAACCAGATAAAAGGCTTTATGGGGAAAAATGTGATGGGATTTGCGAAGATCCTACCGAGAAACATCCTAAAATCTGTATAAATCCTTACAATACCAAGCAAACAGAACTTAATACGTGCATCCATGAATTTGCTCATGCTTTCTTTTGGGACAAGCCAGAAAAAGAAATATATAAATTTGCTAATACTATAAGTAGATTTTTATATCATGAATGTGGGTGGAGGAAAACTGAAAGAAGCCGTAAAGCTCAATATAGAGGTAAGTAAGAGGTGTAATCCAGAATATGGATTATTTGTTACCAAAAAGTAAGATTGAGCATATACAAGAAAAGCTTGAAGAAATAGGAGAGCTATCTTTAATCATAATAAAAGACCAAGAGAAGTTCTCGAAGGATGATCTCTGGGAAAGAGCAGTAGCCATTAACAAGCTAGGTCAAGAAATACACAAAGATTTAGCCCACCTACCTAAGCTTTAACCAACGCTTTTTTATCGCTTTTTCTTACAACCGCATTTTGGATTCTTACAGTCGTTAGGTATATCTCTTTCGTGGCAGTCACATTTACATGTGTCGAAGTTACATAAAGCGGCCTTACAGCACCAGTGTCGAACCTTACGGAATTGACCTTGAATTTTTTTCCAAAGCCATCCGTGGTTAGGGTCTTTCTTTTTGAATTTGCCTATGCGTGAACTCCAAGTTCCCATAAACTTTTACTCTTTCTCGCACGCACAATTGCAATCGGCAACTGAGCAACTGTCGGATGAACAACAGCCCGCTTCGCAGGAACAGTCCGGACATCCGGAATTTCCCCAGTTGCAGCCGATTACAAAAAGTGCCGCACAAAATACAATTAATTTTTTCATAGCTATTTTCTCTTTACACTCTATTAAGACCCTTATTTCTTTCTAATGCTCTTTTTCCTAGGCTTCCTCTTCCTTTTAGGAGCATTAAGGTGCTCAGGCATCATTGCTCTAATTTCATCAACTAGCCCTAATTTCTTACATTCGTCTGCGTCAATCCACCAGTCTTTTCTATCCCAATTTTTTCTCAATTGAGCTTGAGATAATTTAGACCTAGAAGTAAATATGTCTAGGATTCTGTCTTCTATCCTTTTTACAAGCATAACT